AATACTAAGTGAATTAGGTTACGAAGGGGGAGATTGGTGGGACGTAAGGCCTGTTTCTGGTACTCCTTGTGATGCTGACGGTTTTTTTGGAACTTACGACGAAGACGGTAACTGTGTTTCTACAGGCATAGAAGGTAAAGAAGGAGATCCCTGTGGAGTAGGAGGTACTCGTGACAAATATGGTGTTTGTCAAGGAGAAGACAACACTGGTGACAACAATAATAACGGAGAAGTACCAGACTGCACAGTTATTACTCAAGAAAACGCAGAAGAGTGTGGCTACGAAATAACCAGCGACGGTCAGTTAATTCCTGTAGACTTAGATGATCCTAACTTACCTAACTATACTCCTTGTGGTGATAACGTATTTGTACAGGAAGGCACTGAGTGTCCTGATGGTGCAAAGACTTTCCAAGACTACGTAAACGAAGTTGGCGAAGACGTAGCTAACACTGCTAAAGGAATCTACGAAGATTTTAAAGACGTAATAACTGACTGTGTTGGTAACCCGCTAGAGTGCATTAAAAAAATTGGGAACAAGATTTTAGATGCAGGTATTCCTGAGAAATGTCAAGACTTAAAAGACTGTAGCGTTGCAGACCCAGATAAAGGAACGTACTGCTGGAAAGACTGTGTAAACTTTAATGTCTTAATAGGCATACCGGGATTCCCAAGTATTCCGGGGATGCAAGACATCGGAACGTACCGTGATTTCGAAGACTTCGTAAAAGGCATCGGAAAAGACATCGGTGATTTTATGGAAGATCCAGCAGGAACACTAGAGGGCTGGAAAGACGCAATCCTTAAAAAAATAGAAGAGATTTTTGGCGGCGTAGAGGATACTGATCCCAGTAAAATTATTGATTGGCTTAAGGGAATCTTTGGTGTTTACGCGGCTACATGGGTCTGGGGACAAATAGAAGAAGAAGTACTAAACACTATAATTCCTATTACGGGTGTAGATGAGAAGTGTAAAGAAATAGACGAAATAAACGCAGAAGGATGTGGTTACAAAAAGTGTGGCGACGGCTTTATTAAAAAAAGTGAAATCTGTGAAGAGCTAGATAACAACAATTGCAGAGAAGGGCAATGGGACGAAGGCAGACAAGAGTGTATCTGTGGGCCAGACACAGGAAATCCAGATATGCCAGAAGATCCAGACGGATCTTGTGACGGCCCTGAAGGGCCAGACTGCACAGGTGAAATAACAGAAGATATTGCAGAACTCTGCGGTAAAAAGAAATGCGGAGATGTATTTATAGACGCTGAATTAGAGTGCAAAGAGGCTGCTCCACCACCACAAGGAGACTTATGTGGTGACGATACTGAACTAGCTGATAAACCTCCTCAGTACGAGTTTTACGATTTAGAGAAAAACGGAAGCTACACGTTTGGAGGCAACCAGTACACATACGATCCTTGTAATCCTTCTAAAGGATCAACATTAGTAACTGGCGGTGATGACGGGGGCGGTGGTACAGACCCGCTAGAGTGCGCAGAGATAACAGACGAAAACGCAGATAAGTGTAACAAAAAGAAGTGTCCTGATGGTACTTTTGTAGACAAAGGAGCAGCTTGCGGATCAGCAACAAACCCGTGTGACGATCCAGTGTACGCCGCAGAAAATCCTGATGAATGTAAAACAGGCTCTACTGACTTAGTTGTAAAATGTGACGAACCAAAGATAGGTTACACTCCGTCCTTTGACTACGCATACAAAGCAAAGTGGGACGCCTACAGTGCTGAGTACGACGCAACTTGCGGCACAGGTGGAGGCGGTGGAGGCGATGAAGTCTGTGACAACGGAGCAACTGTTGAAAGTGGTTGCGAAATTTGTGAAGACGGAACTCCGGTAGATAGTTACGAAGATGGTAAGTGCCCTGTTCCTGTTGTGACTCCTCTTCCGACTGACACCGGAGGCGGTGGCGGAGGCGGCGGAGGCGGCGGTGGAGGCGGCTTTACCGCAGAAGCTCCAGAAATTTCTATGGGTATAGAAGGCGACCCTGCGCTTTTAGCTGGTAGACAGTTTCCAATTACAGATTATTTAGCAGGACTCTTTACTGGCACTGGAGGCGGTAGAGCATGACATATTTAAACTTGGTAAACAACGTACTGAGACGCCTACGTGAAGACGAAGTATCCAGCGTCACTGACAACACCTACAGCAAGATGGTGGGTGACTTTGTTAACGACGCTAAGAAGATGGTAGAAGACGCTTGGGATTGGTCAGCACTTAGGACTACTCTGACGGTAACTACGTCTTCTGGTATTTTTAACTACGTACTCACTGGATCACAGAACAAGATCAAGGTACTAGACGTAATCAACGATACCTCAAACATCTTTATGCAGTACCAGACTCAACACTGGTTTAACGATAAGTACTTGAACCAATCACCGCCTAGTGGCGCACCTGAGTACTACACGTACAACGGTGTTGACTCTAGTGGTGACACTCAGGTAGACATTTATCCTAAGCCTGACGGTGTGTACAGCTTGAGATTTAATTGTACGCTGAGAAACCCTGAGTTGAGTGCTGACACAGATGAACTGCTTATACCTAGTCAACCTGTGATACACGCGGCAGTAGCTCTGTTAGCTCGTGAGCGTGGCGAGACAGGCGGTACATCAGCACCTGAGTACTTTGGTATTGCTGATAAGTTTTTGTCTGACGCTATTGCTATGGACGCACAGAAGCACCCTGAAGAAACCATTTGGTATACTCCGTAGGAGCCTGACGTATGGCACAGCCACTACAAAGCATCAACCTAGTTGCTCCTGCGTTTAAGGGTGTCAACACAGAAGATTCACCGTTAGCTCAAGATCCGTCTTACGCTGACGTTGCAGATAACGCTGTGATTGACAAGCGTGGACGTATTGCTGCACGTAAGGGTATCGACGTTGTTACTACTGACAAGACTGAACTAGGTACTGACTACGTACACAAGATCCACTACTTCTACGATGACGCAGGTAACGAAGTAGTGTTTACTGCGGGTAACAACAAGATAATGACAGGGACAACCACCCTGACTGATGTTACTCCCGGCTCGTACACTATTACTGCTAACAACTGGAAGATTGTAAACTTTAACGATAAGGCTTACTTCTTTCAGCGTGGTTACGACCCGTTGGTGTACGACAACGCCACAGGCCTTCGTACGTTTACTGTAGCTAACGGTACAGCCACTGCGGCTACTCTGAAGTGTCACGAGGCTCTGGCAGCTTACGGTAGACTGTGGATCGTAGACAACGCAACAGACACGCAAACTATTTACTGGTCTGACCTGTTGATAGGCACAGACTTTACTGGTGGTTCCAGTGGTTCTATAGATGTATCTAAGGCTTGGCCTGATGGGTACGATGAAGTACGGGCGTTGGCGGCACACAACAACACCCTGATTATCTTTGGTAAGCACAGCATACTTGTGTACGGAGGAGCGTCTAGTCCAGCTAGTATGGCTCTGGTTGACACAGTAGCTGGCGTTGGGTGCATCTGTAGAAACTCTGTTCAACACATTGGCACAGACGTTTTGTTTATGTCTCCTTCTGGACTCAGGAGCTTAGGCCGTACTATCCAAGAGAAGTCACTGCCTCTGTCTGACCTGAGTTTAAACGTAAAGACTGAGATCATTAGTTTGATTAGCAGCAGGACGTTACCTACAGCATCTGTGTACAGCCCTGAGAACTCCTTTTACATCATTGTGTTTCCAGATCAACTTACTGCGTACTGCTTTGACTTAAAGGGTAAACTTGAGAACGGAGCGTACAGAGTTACACGGTGGACTTCTATTCCACACAAGTCGTTTGAAGTTAAAACTGACGGTACAGTGTACATAGGAACAGTTGACGGAATAGGGACGTACTCAGGTTACGTAGACAACACAACAGCGTACCGCTTTAGGTACTACAGTCCGGGGTTGACGTTTGGTGATCCTGCTAAAACAAAGTTGCTAAAGAAACTAAGACCTACTCTGGTTGGTGCTACAGGCGCAACAGTGTTTATGAAGTGGTCTTACGATCTAGCTACGGACTTTAAAACCTACGAGTTTACTGTAGGAAACCAAGTACCTGCGTACTACGGTGTTGACGAGTTTGCTATCGGTGAGTTTACTGGTGGTGAACTTACGACTAGAAACTCTGTTCAAGCAACAGGTAACGGAAGTATTATTACGATAGGACTAGAAGCTGACATTGACGGGTCTGCTTTATCCCTCCAAGAGATTAACGTATTAGCACTAATGGGTAAAACAGTATGAGTAACTATACAAAGACAACAAACTTTACTGCTAAGGACAGTTTACCTTCTGGAGATAGTGGTAAGGTTATTCGTGGTAGCGAG